GCAGATTCAAGATATTCAAAATATGTTTTTAAAAATTCAACATATATTGGATGGTCAACTTGAATAAAATCAGGAAGTTGAAATTTTAAAATAGGCGATATTTTTTCTAAAAATTCTTTTTTATTTTGCATCTAACTTCCTAGATTAATAATACGATCCACCACTATTACTTAATGTGGTAAATGAAGCATTCACATTAACTATATCTTTTAAGTTCTTATCTATGTTAATAAATTTATCACCTTCAACAATATTAAACAAACTAAATAATCCTATTTGTGATCTCTGAGCAGTGCTCTTTTCAAAATTATCTGTTAATCCTGTTACAGTAAGATTTGCAATATCAACTGTCACAATTTGTTGCTTTACAGGAATAATATCATAAGAACTTGGAATTGTAAAAATTCTTATTGTACCGTCATTATTTCCTACAGAAGTAACATTAAGATTATTCAATGTTATCTTTCCAGTAGAATATTCTATAGTTCCAATTAAATTATTCACATATGTAATTGTTGTGCCAACTTGATTATAGAGTCTAATATTACCGTTTCCATCATCATTTAAATAATGGTCTAAATCTGATCCGGAAATTTTAAAAGAAGTTGTTTTTATAATAGGCTCATGACCTGTATGTGGATGATATAAAGCATTACGAAAATTGATAATATATTGCTGACTTGTATTGATGAAAGGAATAAAAGATGCTGATATATTCATTCTAACAATACTAGATAAAATAGAAGTATGAGTATTATCAATAATCTTTGTCAATTCAGAATGCCTGAACATTCTATTAAATCTTTCCAAATCATTCAATCCATAATCTAAAATATTTTTAGTCACCATAGAGTTTAGTTCTGATACAGTTGTGTTTGTAAGATTTTCATTATACCTAAACGTAACATTTAATAGAACTGAAACTATTTCCGGATTAACAATAATAGGAGTTGTTGATAGAATAGAATACTTTTTTATTCTATCAACAATTACTTGTTTTTGTGTTTCTGTCAATGAAATACCACTATATGGTTTAACAGCAATATAAATTGCTCCATATCTTGGAGGGTCATTTTCTTCTCCTCCCCATACTTGAACTGATTGTGCATTCGGATAAACTTTAGGAATTAATGCTTTATAATCGTATGCGGTAACTGCACGATTTTGAGCTGAATAACCTAATGGTGCAAAAAACTTTATGGATTCAATTGATTCAGCAACATCACCTCCAGTAGCAGCAGCAACAGTTCTTACTGTTAAATTAGATGCTCCTGAAACATTACCTTGAATTGTAAAAGAATTTGCATTGTTACCATTTAATCCATTCGTGACCACACCCTTTATAATTACAATGTTTCCATTTACCAATTTTTTACCAAGAACTCCATCACCAAAATATATTTCAAATTGACCATTTTCAACTTCTTGTAAAAAATATTTTTCGCTCAAATCTGTCAATTCAGAAATATCTTCTGAAAAACTATAACTTCTTTGTTCAGTATCAGAACTTGAATTTTGAATAGAAACACTAATTGTAGTTGTATCAGTATTTGCTGGTATCAAATATCTTTGTGTGAGGTTTGTATAATCAACTGTATATTGAGTTGTTACATATGTACCTTCATAAATTGGAACATTCAAAAATTGTAAAATACCATTCTCTCTAGAAGAAGAATAATCAGAAATGTTAATAAAAGAATAGGATGCACCATCTATACTTGTTCTAAATGCAGTACCTTTTTCTAAGGTTGCTTGAATTAATGTTGGATCATTTATTATGACATTTACTGTTGCAACAGCTGAACGAATAGACCTTGGAACATACCCAATAGTTTTTGCTTGAGATACAACTGATGACCTAAGCATTGCACTATCTAAAAATGATTCATTCATTGCCATGCTAAGATTGTATGCCAAATAATGTGTATTGTATGCAAGAGTGTCCAACAAAATGTTTAATCCAGATCCTTCAAAATTATAGTCTGTGAAAACATCTTGATTTTTTAAATATGCTTTTAAATTATCTTTAATATTATCAAAATCTAATTCTGTAACTCGAAGTCTTTGTGGATTCTCTGCCATTTTATCTTACTCTTTTTAGTATTGTTTCATACTCTATTAAATCTGTTGGTACATTTTTGATATAAAATTCTAAATTTATTTTTATTTCATTTTCATTAGAATCAGTATCAACAGTAACATTCACCAAATCAACTCTTGGTTCAAAATTATCAATGGTATATCTAACCTTATTTTCAATAGTTGTTCTAGCAAAAGGATCATTAATCTCAAAAAGAGAATCACGAATACCAGTCCCTATTTCTGGATGAAATGGTTTTTCATACTTTCCTTCTACATTAATATAGATTAAATTTCTCATACTTCTTTTGATTGCTTCTACATCAGTCAATTGAGAAACATCTTTTCTTAATGGATGTATGATAAAATTTAAATTTAAATCTTTAAATATCTGTGCGCTTCTATCTGATTCATTAGTTGAAGAAGCATCAATATATGGATTTGATCCTGAAACTACTGTTGACATTTTATTAAACCTTTTTAATATTTATTACTAAGTCAACCATGTATCGTTATAAGTATAATGATTCAATTGTTCTATTTTATCTTTATAATACATTTCTGAACCATCAATATCTAATTCTCCAATAATCATTCCGTTTAAACATGTTGCCATAAATTCAGCATTCTCAAATTTATATGCAGGCAACAATCCTCCAAATCTTTGTTCATTTTCTAAATCTTGAAAAATTACAATATATGTTTTTCTTCTTTTTCTTCTTACCTTTACCATATAGCTCCTATTAATTCAGATTAATTACTCCAGCATCCATATCAATTTCTGATCCTGATTGCAATTTTCTAACTGAACCAACTTTTGTATTTTGATTTGATTTATAATTTTCAGTAAGATTCCCACCAACTTCTTCTGACTTTTCTTTCTTATAATTTTCAGTTACCTTTTCGGAAACTGTTTCCGTTCTTGTTCCTGTTACAATTGTTTCATGAGTGAAGTCTGCTGTTGATGTGTAAGTTTCAATAACATTTCCTTTTACAGTTTCGGTTTTATTTCCATCAACTTGAATATCCCAGTCACCTTTAATGTAAGTTTTACAATTTGAATCAATAGTGAGATTCACATCTCCTTTGACATTTACAAAATCGGTTCCACAAACAATTGTATAGTTGTTTCCTATTATTCTTGTAACAGCATTACCATCAGCATCCCATTCTTGAAAAGTTCCTGTACGATGTTTTCTATACATTCGTTCAGCATATGGTGTATCATCTATTTCAACAATATGTCCTGATTCGGATTCATACACACGATTATATGGATATTCAGTATTTCTTCTTGGAATAGAAGGTGTTCTATCTTCTAATGTCTCTGGATTTTTTCCTGTTACAGATTTTTTTATTTCAACATTTTCTGTATAATATTTGTTCTCTTTATCTTGTCCTTTTAAAGATAAATCTGTAGTCTTTGGTTCATTCCATGAAGTGCTTGAAGCTTCATTAACTGCATCATAATAGTCTCCAGTAAAATCTTTACTGGCAGGATCCTCGCCAACTTTTACGATTGGTTGACTTAATGCAATCGGCACGCCTGATGTTGCCAATCCATCACGTTCGGCAATCTCCTCATGAGGTTCTGTTTTTCCTCTTGCCAAGCGAGAAGTGTCCTGTTCTTCAGTACGAACAGGGTATGGACCATAATCAGGTTTAATTTTATATTTTGAATTTTGTGAATCAGAAGTGCTTTCAGAATATGGGTCTGAAAATCCTCTTGATGGATCTGCACCCTTGGAAGGAAATCCTGGAAGAACTCCAATGACAACAGGTTCTTGCATAGATTGTGGGTCTTTCCAAAAACCCATCACCCACATTCCAGGTGTCAAATTATGCATTGCCCCATATGGAGCAGTAGGAGGAAGAATTACATGGGCCCAAGGAAGGTCGTCAGTTGCAATATCTTCCAAATCATGAGTATGATATCCAAGGCATCTAACACGAACTCTTCCAATCAAATCAGGATCGTCTCGGTCTTCAACCACACCAATCCACCAGACGAATCCGTCTCGTCCCATAAAATACGAAAAGTTGTCCATAAAAATAAAACTCCTGTCTATGAACAACTATTTATTCACATATTACCCGTTTGCAAAAACATTACCACTACCAGCAGAAATAGGTGCTACCCATCCAGCACCATTAATGGTAGTGTCACCAACTCTTGATACTGCTATGCCATTTGCAAAAACATTACCACTACCTGCAACAATCACACCCTTTGGATGTTTAGGATCACCAAGGTCAATAGAATCTCCAAGTCTTGCAGTTGATATACCATTAACAAAAACATTACCACTACCCGAAGAAATAACCGCACTCCCTACCCAAACTTGTATATCATTTGCATCTTCATGGTCAGGTGGACATGTTGCCACAGCAGTTGGATCTCCAACTCTTGCTACACTAGGCATTGATTAATGCCTTCAAT